TATGGAGATAAAATGGGACGTAAACCGACTGAAGAACTTACTAAAGGTAAACTTCATAGATGTTTTTACGACCTGACGCACACGGATATCATGGAGCGGGCAAGCGTAAATGCGATTTGTATTGTGGTTGACCGGCTTCTTGCGGAATATTACGACGAATACCATAGAACGGTCTTCAAGCATACGGCAAAGTGGAAAGATAAATATGAAGACATCATGGCCAACTACAAAATTTACGACGAAGAATACGTTCAGCGGGCTTATGCTAACTGGTTGGATTTGATGCTTCTTGAGGCAAGGAACCGGAATTTGGACTCTTATCTGCTCATGCTTGAGTGGGCGCGGCCAAAAAAAGAGCGGTTCTATGAGCCACGAAGAGTCTGCTTGAGGAAGCATGGAGTTATTCAGGGAATGCAGGATCTTCTTGATGATAAGCTCGATATTTTGTCTATTTCACTCCCACCTGGAACGGGAAAGACCTCGACTGAAATGTTCTTTCTTACTGGTGTCATGGGTTGGTTTCCCAATGACTTCAACCTTTTCTATTCTCATTCCGGCGATATCGTCAAAATGTTCTACCGTGGTTGTTTGGATATCATAACAAACGACACCGAGTATCAATGGAACAAAATTTTCCCAAAACTTAAGGTTGAGCGAACAGATGCGGCGCTTGAGCAGATTAATGTTGGAAAATTCAAAACTTTTCCGTCTTTGCAAACAACCTCTGTCGGCTCTAAAAATGCCGGTAAAGTGCGTGCAAGCAAATTTTTGTGCGTTGATGACATGATTTCCGGTATTGATGAGGCATTAAATAAGAATACACTTGATAAATTATGGAATAATTATTCTGTAGATGCCAGGCAGAGAAAACTTGATGGCGCTAAAGAGATTCATATAGCTACACGTTGGTCGGTTCATGACGTAATTGGTCGTTTACAAAGGACTTACGAAGGGAATCCGCGTGCACGGTTTATTGCGGTTCCAGACATAGATCCTGAGACCGGTCAATCTAATTTTGATTATGATAACGGTCTTGGTTTCTCGGTTGACTTCTTCAATGATCAGGCTTTGACTATGGATGATATCTCCTATAGGTGCTTGTATAAGCAGGAGCCTATTGAGAGAGAAGGACTTTTGTATCACGAGGATGATTTGCGGCGTTTTGACTCGCTGCCGCTCAGAGAACCGGATGCTGTCTGGGGGATTTGTGACACAAAGACAACCGGTACGGACTTCATGTTCATGCCGATTCTTTATCAGTATGATAACGACTATTATTGTTGGGATTGTATCTGCGATAATTCGGCTAACATTGGTGTTCTACAGGAAAGATTAGCTCTTTGTCTGGTTGAAAACAAAGTCCAGCAGTGTGAATTTGAGAGTAATGCCGGTGGAGCTGCCGTGGCCTTTGAAGTGAAAAAGAAAGTCGATAAGATGGGTGGTCATTGCAATATAACCACCAAACCCACTGAGACAAATAAAGAGACTCGTATCATTGTTGAATCCGACTGGATTAAGCAGCATGTTTTGTTCAAGCAGCATTATTTGTTAAAAAGCGATTATTCGGCTATGATGGGGCAGCTTTTATCCTATTCCATTGCCGGAAAAAATAAACATGATGATGTCCCGGATGGTTTTTCGAATTTTTCCAGGATGATCCGGTCAAAACTCCGCCGACATGAGACGGAAATCATAAGAGGAGGTTTGTTTGCGTGACTACTGTTGAGTATTTAAGCCAACTTAAAAATATCGACCGCAGAATTGCAGATAAACGAGATGAAGCGGAGAAATGGAGGGTGATTGCTTACGGAAATCGAACTGTGAGCACGGACAGGGAGAGAGTCCTTAAATCAATTGATCCTGATAAGATGGGTAATGCGGTTATCAAGGCGATTGAATACGAAAAGGAAGCGGATTCTCTTGCGGAATGGTTGATCATGCTCAGGCATCACATAATAGAGCAGATAGACGGGATGGAAGATATCAGCGATTCTCGTTACTACAATATATTGAAGGGATACTATCTCAGAGATATGAGTTTTGCAGCAATTGGCTACGAACTTGGTTTCTCGACTAAGCAGGTGGCGCGCGATTACAAGAAGGCTTTGGTTATATTCGAAAGTTTATACTACGATGAATACAAAGAATTAGAAATCTTGTCCTCAAATGTCCTCATTAGTCCCAATTTGTCCACTGTTGTCCACTAGTAGTCCGATTTTAGGTGTGATACTGTATACTTGCAGATACGAATATCAAGGAAACGCAAAAAGGGAAGTCCTCGCATGGTGGGCTTCCTTTTTCGTTTTAAATATGTGGGTGGCGGCATGAACTATAACGAAGTGATCCGTGGTCGGAAAGAAATCTGGACTGACGTAAAAGAGATAACAGAAGCCAATATTATACCGATTCTTTCTAAGGCTATGGGAGTTCATGCTCAGAATGTATCCCGCTATAACTTTCTTTTAAATTACGAAGCCGGAGAACAGCCTCTTCAGAGAAAAAAGGATGTTCGGCCGGAGATAGATATAAAGTGTGTTGACAACATAGCGAACGAAGTAACGGAGTTTAAACTTGGTTTCCTTTGGGGAAATCCAATAACTTTTGTCCAGCGTGACAACGACAAGGGAAGCAAAATCGACGAAGGCGTTGCAGAATTGAATGCAGCCTATGAGTCCGCGGGTATCAAGTCAAAACGCCAACAGCTTGCCCGAAATGTAGAGATCACTAATGTTGGTTACACTTACATAGATATCAATACAGATTGGGAAGAAGGGGACTCGTTTTTCAAGATTGAAGCTTTAGACCCACGGTTTGCTTTCGTGGTTAAGTCTTCTTACTACATGGATCATCGGCCTATGCTTGGCGTCACATACCGCATAGATGATGATGGTAATGCACATATAACAGCATTCTCGAAGACTCAGCGCTTTGAGATTGATAATTTCTATAAGATTGTTAACGGAACAAAGGAACTGATCCGGACAGGATGGTCTTCCGGTGAAGGATCCGGAGAGAAAAATCCTCTTGGAATGATTCCTATTATTGAATGGTTCCGTTCATATGATATGCAGGGATGCTTTGAACGTCAGATTGATGAAATGGACAATCTGAACATCCTTATTTCTGATTTCTCCAATGACGTTGACCAGAACACGCAGGTTATCTGGCACGCCAATGATGTTGATTTTCCTAAAGAAATAGTAACCGAGACGACAACGGACTCGAACGGGGACGAAGTAACGACGCAAAAAGAGGTTATTGCGCGGCCGGAAAGCAACGACTGGATCAGCACAACCACCTCACCAGATGGAAAACAGCCTTTTATCAAGCCGTTGTCGATCGGTTATGACTATACAGGTATCCTGAATAACATCCTTGCAAGGCGGTCTCTTATCTTGCAAAAGTGCTTTGTTCCTCAGAGAAATGACAACTCTGGCGGTTCGACCGGCATAGCAATGAGTGATGCTACCGGTTGGAGTGCTGCGGAGACTCAGGCGTGCAAACAGCAGCTTATTATGGAAGTTTGCGCGATCAATGAGTTAAAGGTTGTTTTAGCTGCTATAAAGAAGAATCCGCACTCTGTTGGAAGTAAGATCCTTGGACTTAAGTATTCGGACGTTCAGGCCAATATCAAGCGCCAGAAGACATATGAGCTTACAGTTAAGACAAATGCTTTGGCTACTCTGATAAAGACCGGTATTGATGGTGCTTCAGCTATCAGAACCGTAAATATGTTCGAAGACCCTAACCAGGTATGGAATGATTCCAAGGAAAACATCATAAAGTATCAGGATCAGCTTTTTACCGTAACACAATCTTCGGACGATGAAGCTAATACATCAGATGATCCGGCTAATCAGATAGATAATTCTCCGGTTCTCGATGGACCGCGGACGGGTGGTGGTGACGCATGATCGCTTCTTTTGATCGGCTCAATGAGTTGAATATAAAGAGACGTTCGATTCCATACAAGCAGTATTTTGGCGAAATGGAACTATCATCGTCCGATAAAGAGAAAAGAATGAAGCTTGCCGAAGATATAGAGGACATAATGCTTCTGTTCTTCGAGTTGTTAGCTACCAGTTCAGTTTTTGCCATGATTGACTGGGATTACCTCCTGACCTGGCTGACGATACGGTTGCAGGGTGTCGCGGCCAGGGCATACGTAGATGGAGACGATATCTTCATTGCTATGTATCCGACAAAAACGGCAAGTGAGATCATCGAAGCTACACGTAATGCTTTTGGATTCAACATGGTTCCTGAAGAAGATACAACTGATCCGGCACAGGTCTACGCAATGTCGAAAGACCGCGCAATGTTCATAGCCGAGAATGAAGCCAATACCTTATATAACCGCTCTGATTACGTAAAAGCTAAGAAGGCGGGAAAGAAATATAAGACCTGGATAACACAAAAAGACTCTAGGGTAAGAAAAACTCATCGGGAGATTGATAACAAAAAAATCCCCATAGATGAGTTTTTTTACGTTGGGAAAGCAGAAATGCTCTATCCCAAAGATATAGATAATGCAGCTGGTTATCCTGAAGAGTACGTTAACTGTCGCTGCACAATCAAATACTCGTAAAGGAGGGACATCATGAACCTTGAACAGTTCTGTGCAGCGCTGGCTTCATCTACGATGATTACAGTCATAGATTCAGACGAAACTGAGCTAATCAAGTTCTTTTCCAGTGGCTATCTGGAAATTGATTCGGCGTTGCTTGAGCGCAAAGTTGAAAAACTTATGATCAGCAAAAAGCTTGCGGATGCTTCCTGCATAGTTCAGGTGCAGACGGCAATACCGCCAAGTGCATAAGGAATATTAAAGACTTCTTCGGAGGTCTTTTTTTATTGCCGGCAGGGAAGTCGGGATACAAAAATCGCAAAAATCAAACGTCAGAGAAGACGGAAAAACGCGAAGGGAGTTTTTGAATGGCAGATGAAGTAAAAGACACAAAGGTTACTGATCCTGATCCTACACCGGAGACGGAGGCAAAGGGAACTGAGACAGGTGGAGACGAAAATGCTCCGAATGTGCAGGACCTTTTGGTGGAAATCGCAAAGCTGAAGCGGGCTACAACCAAGGCAACTGCGGAGGCTGCTGAGTACAAGCGGAAGCTTAAGACGGCACTCACTGAGCAGGAGGCCGCGGATTTGGAGAAGGCAGAACTGGAAGCCAAGAAAGAAGAACGGCTGAAAGAACTTGAAAGGAATGAGAAGATCCACAATCTTGTGGAAAACTACATGTCCCTTAACTACTCCAAAGAACAGGCAAAGAAGGCTGCTGAAGCAATGGTGGATGGAGACATGGATGCTGTCTTCAAAATCCAGTCGGAAGTAGAAGAACAAAAACTGAAGGCGAAGGAAGCGGAATGGTTAGCCAAAAGACCGGAACCGGCTGCGGGTACGGGAGAAGGCGACAAGATAGATCCCTTCCTTGCTGGACTTAATTCTGTGCGGCCGAGGTTCGCGCAGGACTAGTAGGAGGACAATATGGGAACACTTAATTATGCTGCTAAGTATGCAAGTGATGTCGACAAGAGATTTACACTTGGCGCACTTTCTCAGGGCGTTGTAAATCAGAATTTTGAATGGGTTGGCGTTGAGACCGTCAAGGTTTTCTCACGTGACCTTGCAACTCTTGGAAACTACTCCATGAGCGGAACATCCCGTTATGGTACACCGAATGACCTTGGAAATGCGGTTCAGGAAATGACTCTTTCCCAGGACAAGGCTTTCACTTACATCATTGACCGTAAGACTGCTGAAGACACCAACGGAACAATGGAAGCAGCTGCAACACTGGCTGAAAACGTCGATAACGTGGTTATTCCGGCTCTTGATGTATATCGTTTTGCGAAGATCGTTTCGAAGGCACCCACTTCCGGCACTGTGACCGGCAAGAACCACACTGTAACTGCATCTATCACTGTTGCTAATGCTTACAGCGAGTTCCTTAAGCTTCAGGAGCTTCTTGATGATGATAAGGCTCCGGCAGGTGGAAGAGTAGCTGTTGTTACTCCCGGATACCTTAACCTGCTCAAGCTTGATGAGAACTTCGTAAAGCGCGGCGATATGGCTACAAGGATCGGAATCAACGGCGTTGTTGGCGAAGTTGATGGTATTCCTCTTATTAAGGTTCCGTCATCTTATCTGCCGGCAAACGTTGATTTCTTCATCACAAATCCGATTGCCGCTCCGTCACCCGTTAAGATCAGTGAACTTAAGATTCACACCGATGCTCCTGGTATTTCCGGTTCTCTTGTTGAGGCTAGATTCTACTATGACTGCTTCGTTCTTAACCATAAGAAGGACGCTATTGCGGTTCATAAGCACGCTGGTGTGAGTGCATAAGGAGATATATGTACAAAGCCAAAAAAGATGGCGTTGAGATGGAACTTCGGGACGAAAACATGGTTGCGGCTTTCCAGTCTAGTGGCTGGGAAGTCGTTGACATGGATAAGGCTCCGGTTTCTGTAGATCCTGTGGAGACTGTAGACCCTGTGGAAACGAAAGAGCCTGAAGTAGTCAACGAACCATCTGAACGCAAACTTAACCGTGAGGAACTTGAAGCACTTTCGTGGAATGATTTTTGCAAGTATGCGAAAGACCATGGAGTAAGCGCCTACGGAAAGAGAAAGATTGATGTCATAAACAAGCTGCTGAAGTAAGAGGTTAGACATGTACGTTGAGCTGGAAAAGATCAAGGAAAAAGTGGTTAATGGGCTGACAGTAGAGCTTAAGAACGATGAAAACTTTGACGTTGACCTGCTCAATGCCAAGGTGGAAGCGGTCATTTTAGAGATAGAAGCGATAAGAAATTATCCGGAATCATATACTGCTGACATGATCGCGGCTGACATGGAAAGATACATGCCTACCATACGTTCTGTAGCTCTTTACGACTACAACCAAATAGGTGTGGAGTTCCAGAGTGGTTCTACCGAAAATGGAATCTCGCGCACATATGTGAACAGAAATAGGCTTTTTAACGTAGTTAGACCTTTGGCGGTGATCATATGAGGGAAAACCTTAAAAACAAGAGAAAAATGTTCTACTCGCTTCAACTTGAGTCTGTTCCGGTCTATGAGACAGACGATGAAGGTAACATTATCTTTGCGGAAGTCGATGGAGAGGAAGTTCCGGTAGAGACAGGAGACCATAATACGGTTTATGCTGATCCGGTTGGCTTCCTGGCTAATATCCACGGAGCCGGTGGTGAAGCTGAAGCTGAAGCGTATGGCGTTTCTCTTGGCTCATATGACGCTGTTCTGTATTCAACGGTTAAAAGTCTGCCTATAACTGAAACAAGCCTTATTTGGGTCGATACCGAGCCACAATTCGATGAGAATGAAGATCTTATACCGGAATCGGCTGACTATAGGGTTAAACGCGTTCCTCCAAGCTTAAATGAAATGGTCTACCTGCTTGAGAGGCTGGAAAAATGAAGCACACAATTAACATCGAACTAAATAAAAAGTCTATTGAGAAAGCAATTGATGAACTGGATGCTTTTCAGAAAGACTTGCTACAGAAGTGCAAAACGGTGGTTGAACGGCTTGCTGAGGTCGGCATAGAGACCGCGGAAGAAAATGCTCCTACATTTGGTCGATATATTACGTTTACGCAGCGTATTGAGGAAGAGACGAAATCAGGGGTGACGGCGGTTGTGCTGGCTGTAGATAAGCAGAAGATCAATAGGCAATGGTTGAGATATGGAGAGGTCGTGGAAGCTACGATTTCTCCTATTTTGATGGAAGAGTTTGGTTCGGGATTTGAAGCCGTGAATGCTCATGGTGTTCAAGGCGTTGGACAGGGAACTTTTCCCGGACAGACTCATGCCTTTGATGAAGGCGGTTGGTGGTACATGGATACTGAAGGATCATGGCATCACACTGAAGGCCAGACACCGGGAATGCCTATGTATGCCGCAAAAGTTCGTATGTCGATAGCGATTGCCCGGATACTCAGGGAGGTTTTCAATGGATAACTTATGGTTTTCAAAGGTTTTTAATCTTGTCTATACCAAAGTTAAAGCCCAGATGGAAGCTAATCTGAGTGCAATACGGCTTAATTTTACTTCGGGGGGAGTAAATGATACGCCTAGTGTTTTTCCTACGGTATATATAGCTGAGCTGCCGGGATATGAGATTGGTCGTGACATCGACAATCGTGACATCAATGCTATCGAAGAAAACATCAGGATATATGTCTACAGTAACAAAGGTCAGACACAGTGCAAGAAGATCATGATGGAAGCTGTGCTTCAGATGAAAGCATTAAGATTTAATATCACATCAATGCCGCTGTATTCCCAAAATGGCAACGTAGTTAACGCGGTTGCTACGTTTTCTCGCGTAGTCGGCCGCGGGGATACAGATATGGTCATTGAACAATAATAAGGAGGAAAGACATGGTACCTGGAATTTCTACTCTTGGAATTAAGGTTGGTTATAGTGCTACTGCCAATGGAACTACACTTCCGTCCGCAGTAACACAGCTGGATCGTATCAATGCAGTTGGCGGTATCAATCTTGAGACAGAACAGATTGATGCTTCCGCACTTGAGGATTATATCTCCAAGTATATCGCGGGACGTGCAGATACAGGTGGATCATTCCCTATTACTGTTAACGTTACCGATGCAACTATCGCTGAGTGGCAGGCAGTATTTACGGCTTCTGCTGAGAACGACGGTGTTTGGATCGAGATTTGGTCTCCTTATCTCACCAAGGCTTTCTGGGTATTTGCTCAGACACCGACTGCATTCCCTATGCCGGAAATTGCTCAGAATGAGCTTGCTACGGTTGAGATTCCGATGACAATTGTTGAGTATCACGGCCTTGGAACCGGCGTTGAGCCTTCACCGTCTTCAACTCCTACGGCTTGATCATCTCTTTTTTCTCTTGGTAAGTTGAGGGCTGTCCTTCGGGGCAGCCCCTTCTTTTATTATCTTATCTACTAGTGTAGAAAAAGTTTCTGAGGGCGTGGATAACGTCTTCTGCTATCGTGGTAGTCCACGGGAAGGGTCTATATGAGTAAATTTACTATTAACGGAGTATCATATCCGGCAAAACCATTTTCGTTTAATCTGATTTGTGAACTGGAAGAAAAAGGTGTCTCGATGGAAGAGATGAGAAAAAAGCCTACTTCCACAGCAAGGGCATATTTTGCTTTATGTGCAGGTTTTGATGATGAGACGGCGGGATCGGAAATCGAAAAACATCTTATTGCAGGAGAGGACCTTACAGGCCTTATCAATGCAATGACCCAGTCCATGAATGAGTCGGATTTTTTTCTCGCTCTCTCGAAGAACGCGGAGAAGAAAGCTGCAAAGAAGAAAGAAAAAGAATAAAAGAGTATCCAACAATGAGAGAGTTGTTCCGATCAGAATGGCTGCCTCAGTGCCTTGCAATAGGGATGACTGAGGAGTGCTTCTGGGAAAATACAGTTAGAGGAATCAAGCCGTATATAGCAGCGGAAAAAATCAGATTAAGAACCGCGGACCGGAACAACTACTATCTTGGTGCTTATGTATATCATGCTGTAGCTGCCGCAGTAGAAAATGTGTTTAATGGTAAAAAAGCAAAGGCAAAGTATCTGAAACAGCCTTTCTCCGAGCAACAATCAGAAGAAGAGTTGTCCGAAGATAGAAAGCGGGAGTTAACACAGCAACTTTTCTCACAGTTAGAAGTGATGCAAATGAATTTCGAGCTAAACAAGAAGTCTATGTCCAAGTAGGATGTAGGCTTCTTTTTTATTTGGAGGTGCGCTTATGGCGGATTTAGATTCCCTAAACATTAAGATTAATGCCAGTGCCACAAGTGCGACTAATGCCATTGATAAGCTGAAGCATAGTCTCAGTACGCTCAGCAGCGCCCTTGATCACTATCTGGATGAAAAGGAAGCTGTCAAGGGGCTTACTAACTTTGCAGATGGCCTCGAACATGTAACCGCGGCAATTTCTAACCTGGATACTCGAAAACTCAGAGAGATAAGCCAGGCAATGAACGGGCTTAGCCGTGCGGCAGCTAATCTTGATAAAGCCGGAAACGCAACCTCTAATCTTGAAAAAGCAATTAATATACGTGCTAAAAAGCAGACTGAACAGCTTGCACAAGAGTTTGATCTTCAGAAAAGTTCTATTAAGGATGTTAACGCGGCAGTAAAAGAAGTCTACAAGACAATTGGCAACGACGAAGCACTATCTAAGGCAAAGAGGAATCTTGAGGATCTTATCAAGACATACTTAAGGTTTATCGCCGCAACTCCTGATCAGATAAGGCTTCTTAAGGAACTTGAAAGAATCAATAAAAGTGGTCAGAAAGTTCAGCTGCCCGCAGGGACAATAGCGGAAGCAGGAGATGACTATCGTTCTGCCCGCGCAACCCTCGGAAAAGCTTTCACATCCGGCGCCGGTATCATGGATATCGATGAGTTTGTGTCTCAGATGAACAACTCTATGGTACAGGTCGGAAATACAGCCCAGGACACCTTTACCAATCTTGTTAATGCAGCCAAGGAAGCAAAAAGACAGCTTGACGGCATTAACTTTTTTGACCTTAGTAAAGGAAACCGGGCAACTATGCAGGATGCGATTTCAGGAGACATAGAAGCTCTTGTTCGCAATGCAACCAAACTGAAGGAAAGTAATGCGGCACAGAATATTCAGGATGTTTCAAATGCCGCTCAGAATGTCTCACAAAACTCTGAAGGAC